CAATTCGGCTTTCAACCTATCTTCTATTTCTTTATAACTTTTCATTTCGCTTTTAACATGTTTAAGTTGTGCGACCAGTTCGGCGTGTTGCTCACCGATTTCAAGCATCGACCCGCGCTCAGGTGCGGTGTAACGTTTCGCTATAGTTTCGAAACTCCATGTGACTCCTGGTGGTGTCATGTTCATGTCAATAGCCGCAAGCCATTCGGATGCTTTAGTGATGTGTTCTTCTTTTTCTTCTTCAGAAACTTCTTGCGTGTAATACTGCATTGATAGTGACGAGTCAAACACGGCCCACAAAATGCAATCCACATCAGCACAGATGGCCTGTTGGATTCCTTGGATGCGCCAGTAGTCCGGCAGTTCTCCATCCCACGGACGATTGAATGTTTTAATTTCTAAAACCATGCGCCCGTTCTCGGATTCAAAAAACCCGTCGAGTGTTGAAATGAGTCGTGCGCCACGCTCATCGTTGTACACAAACATTTCTTCAGGTGTAGTCCATTCAACACCCGTTTTGTCTGTAGCCCATTTCATGCACAATGGTTCAAGGTCGTTGCCACGGGTCATTGCCCATGATGGTTCTAGCGGGACGGGGGGCGTATCCGATAGAAGTTCAGCAGCGTACTGGTCTGCTTTAACAAAACGATGCAGCCCGTAGATAGCTGCGGCAGCACTAGCACTAATGCGCTTGTCGCCGTTCTCATCTATGAACCTGTCGTTCAGCCAAGCTTGCGAACCGTGTTCCTGCTTGGTAATGCGGTAGCGATTGTATTCCATATTGTTCCCTTCGTTGTGGTTGTTGACTCCACTATAACGAGGGGGTGTTACAAATGCAAGCACCCTTTTATGGGACGATAGGACCCGTGTACGGTTTGAGGAAAGTGACGGTGCGAACCATGCCCTGTGGGATGTGGATTACATGGTCAAAAAACCCGTCGGGGGATTTAGATTGGGCGATGGTGAGATGTTTCGGTTTGCCACCGTCAGCTTCGGCTATCAACATGCCACAAGTAGTAACCAGGTGTTCTTCTTTATCGTCAGGGTCAAGCGTGTCCCAATGGCCTTCACCGGCATGAGCGTCAGCCCAAACTAGGAGTACGTGTTGATGTTCAGTTTCTTGGCTCATCTTGTTCCCCCATGTCAGGTTCACCTTCTTTTTTGCATATCCAGCAGTATCGGCCTTCCGCAATTTTCCACGCCGTTTCACATGCGGGGCAGTAAAGCCAGCTTCTACTGTCTGTCATAAATATAGCCTACCCTATGCGGCTGCACGAACCTTTTGCATAGCCTGGATAAAGGTGTCAAGCCTGTCAACTGCTTGTAACAAAAGGGTTTGCTCGTCACCGTGGGCAACAACTTTAGTGAGGAAATGGCGAATGTCTTGGAGTGTTTCGATGGTCATAAGACCAGTCACACTACACCCTAAATGTCGCCTTTGAGGTGGTCGTCAATATGGTTGTCTAGTTTGTTTTCTATCCGATTCAGACTGTCCGACACGACAGCGTGGTCGGTGCGGTTTTCTTTACGCAAACCTTGAACCAAGGCAGCGATAACCCCGCCGAACGCTGCAATGACTGCAACAATGATGGCCTCGCTCATTCCCACATGTCCCCAGGTTTAGGAGCGGTACGGTGCAATATCTCAAAAATGCCCATAGCGATAGCGAACACTAGTACGCCGAACCCTGCGATAGCTGCGAAACCTTTAATCATTTTGCATCAACCAATCCAAAAAGAAGTGGATGGCAGCCAAACCTACGATGGCGAAACCGATGAAAGCCACGAACCCCATCACTATCCGGCGTACTGCCAATGCCAAATTTCAAATTCACGGCTCGACGGGTCGCTTGATTGCAGATAAAACCCGAAGTCGGGGGCGTTGGCGCACATCCAGTCAGCAGCTTTATCGTCTGAGGCGAGCGCTACAAGCTTTTTTGCTCGTTCCACACCAACGTCGATTGCTAAACCGTACCCGTGGTTGGATTTGCCTGGGGTTGAACATGGTGAAAACCCGTTGCGCAGTAGCCATGTTTCGCCTTCATACGTGCGTTTAACGCGGTCAGGGTCATTGAGGATGCCCTTCTTTTTGTTTGCCCAATCTTTATCTTCGGCGGGACGATAGCGTTCTTTGAACAAACCTAACTGTGCTTCGAATGAACGGTAGTCTCCGACGTTGCGAAGTTTGTTTCCTGCGGCTAAAGCTGCGTCGTACAGTTCGTTGAATTTGGCTGCGACAGGTGTATACATTTTGCCACCGCATTTGACAGAGGACAACATTGCTGGTTTTAGTTTGCCGTTGCCAAGTTTTTCTATTTCGGCAGGCACAACAAGTTTTTTGTACGGGTATTTCATTCGTCCTCTTTCGCTTCAATAGCAACAAGAATAGCAGTACAGGTAAGCAAAATAGCGGTGATACCGAGGGCTTGAGTACGGGTTTGACCCGACAAAGTGATGATGATGTATCCGCTAGAACATGCAGCTACAAGAAGTGTGCAGATGGAAGCCAGGTACTTACTCATGGGTACAGATTATCACTTTCTTTTGGAGGTGATAACGGGCATGGCGGTGAGTACAGCCCCAATAACAACGAGGGTCCGGCGTTCACCCACATCTACGGTGGAACCGACAGGAACATAGTTGTCTAGCCCGCCACCAAAAATGTTGATTTCTGATTCAAACTTTTTCTTAACTTCGGGCGGTGCGTTACTAACTACGAGGGCTATCTCGTCTAGTTGTTCGGTGGTGAGGGTGTCCAGGTTGTCGGCTATTTCTTGGATGGCCGCTGTGACCTGTTCAGGGGTCGTATCTTGCTGGAGTGCCGTGATTGACTCCGCCACAGTTTCGGGGAGCGTAGGGGGCAACGTGGTGGTTGTGGTGGGGTTTTGGACGCTACTTGGGGTGGCGGTTGTCGGGGTAACGGTGGTCGGCGGGATAGTGGTTACAGTCGTAACCGTCACAGTCGTTGAAGTCGTGGTTCTGGGGGGTTGCGTAACCGTCGTAGTTGGGTTGTTCGTAGTCGGCGGTGATGTCGAAGATGTAGACGATGAACTCGTTGATGGAGGCAGCGTTGTAGTTTCCACGGGAAGGGTGGTCAGGGGGGGTGGGGCGAGGGTTGTCGAAGTAGTAGTGGTCGTTGTACTGGTCGTCGTCGAGGTCGGTTCGGGGACCGTAGTTGTCAACAATGTCGGCAAAAGCGTGGTTGATGGCTCGCTGATAGGCGAGGTGCTGCTCGTCGTAGTCCATATGACCTCTGTGGTGGTAGTAGTGGTAGTGGTTTCTACTGTAGTGGATGTTGTGGTGGTTGTGGGTGAGCTTGTCACGCCTTCAACAAATAGTTCGTAATCAATGTTCCAAGTAGTGTCCCATATGCGCCACACGTTAGGTTCGTAACAGCATGTACCGGCACGAAGCCTGTACCAGCCTGGTTCTACCTGGATTTCGATGCGACTTTGTAGACCGTAATAGTCGTCGTTGGTGACCAGCAAAGTACCTTCAGAGTTGTACAGCCATAGCTGAGGGTCTGAAGGGTGGTTGGGTACTTGGTATGTGCGGGCCGAGAAGGTGGTCGGTACATCATAGTTGAACCAAAAATCTGTTGGTTGTGTGATTACTAGGTTTTCTGCGTATGCAGGTCTTACCGCAAACAGTAGTAGTACTAGCCCTGTGAGGACTAGCATGAACCTACTTGTTGGCTTTACCGAACGCCGCTGCAACTTCTTCTTTGGAAAGAACACCATCTTCAGACCATGAACGCAGTAGTGCTTCGGTCACTTTGGATGCTGAAACTACACCAGCTATTGCGGCTGATTTCCATAGTTCTACACCGAAGATTGCACCACCGGCTACGGCTGCTAATGCTGATGAGCCGAATACTCCGGCTACTCGAAGAACGATTGTTTGTACTTTGACCATGATGTTTCCTTTAGTGGTGGGTTATGCGAACGCAATCCAGTTTACACGAACAGAAGTTGTTGCTGTTCCGCCGATTTGCCTTACGTTTATGTTGGTTGCATCCAAACCAGCGATTTCGAATGAAGCAGATAAAGCACTATTGTCACCATTTGATACAACTGCTGTTGATGGTGTTGACCCCAAGCCGTGTGGGACGGCAGCAGAACCAGCAACCATGCTGACAACACTAGAACCTTTAGCCAACCCAACAAGAGCGGTGGCGGTGGCTGCATTGCCAGAAGTGTTTTGGTTCCCAGAAGCATTAACTCCAGGAAGGTTTATGTTGGCAGTACCGTCAAATGAAACACCGCCAATGTTTCTTGCGGTTTGCAATGCTGTAGAAGTGGCAGCGTTACCAGTAGTGCTTTGGTTCAACGTGGGGAACGTGCAGTTGGTCAAAGTACCGCTAGAAGGTGTGCCGAGCGCACCACCAGCAACCAAGTTGCCCGATGCCGTGCCCGTAACGCTACCCGTGACATTGCCAGTTACGTTACCTGTCAAAGCACCAACAAAAGTTGTAGCCGTAACAGTTCCAGTAGTCGCCAACTTAGACAATGCAATCGCAGCACTTGCGCTTATGTCTCCGTTTACAATGCTAGTAGCAAGATTCAATTTAGAGTAAGCAATGGCTGCACTAGCGTTGATGTCAGCGTTTACAATAGCCCCATCCGCAATTTTGACTGACGTAATAGCACTATCAGCTATGCCCGCTGTTGCTACCTGGTCCCACTTGAACCCATTGGTAGCGGTTGAATCGACCTGCAACACATGGGTGTTGGTTGCACCAACCGCTAAACGGTTGATGGTGCTACCGTCGGTGGCAATCAAGTCACCTTTAGTGGTCATTATGGAAGCAACCTGGTTGGCTTCGTCAGCTTCGCTTGCCGTGAACACGGGATAAATGGATGCACCAGAAACGTGCGCTACGGCAGTAGTGTTGTCTGCACCGCGCACAACAGTCAAAGTCAGCGTTGAAACGGCGGTCACCTTCATTTTTTCTTCTTTAGAAGTACCAGCGTCAACAACAACAAAATAGGGAAACGATGCAGGCCAGCCCGTTACAGCAGCAACCGTAAACGTGGTGTCAGCAATAGTCGGGCTTGAAGTTAAAGTTGTTTGGACACCGTTACCGGTATATCCTTTTCGTACTGGTAATGCCATTGTTTGCTCCTAGTTTTCTACACTTCTCATAGTAACAGTTGCCGTACCTTCCCATTCCCAGGTGTTCCCATAGGAATCAAGGGGTGTCCATTCGACATCTTCCACAATAACAGAATGGCTGCTAGTGCCTATTTGGAGGGTGATGATGGAAGGGCTAGAAATCAGTTCGTCAAAGTAATCTGTTTCATCCTGCACGTTCAGGTAATAGTCTTTGCCTTTAACGTTCAGCTTGTGGTGCAACAGGACAGGGACAATAAACACTTGTGAACGGAACGGGGCAGCATATGCACGGGCCATCCAGCGGGTAAACACGGGTCCTTCGGTGACTGTCGTACCGCGTGTCAACGTGAACTTGATGGCAGCTTCAATAGTTTTGATGTCTGAACCTTCAAAAGTGTTTTCGGTTTGACCAGCCGAATCCCAAGTACCTAAAGAAACGTATGCAGCGTTGTCGGTGGACAAGAACGCGGTGATAGAACCTTTCAACGGCTCGCTACGTGCATCGACTTTGGCTACGAACTTGCGGTCAGGAATACCCCAACGCCATGTCCCACCCTCAATAGTTCCGGTAGCAACAAGACTTGCCGTGTTCTCATACACAACCCCGACAGCGTTGATAGAAAACACTCGTTTAGAATCAAACGTCACAACGCTTTGCACGGCGGCAGTAGAGGCGTACATGAGGTCTGTAGCGAAAGCAGGGGTGTTTGTTCCTGTGCTGATAGACAAATCTAGACGGCCCAAACCGCTTGAAGTGCCGTCATAGTTTGTGTACGTGAACCACACGAAACGTCCGTCACCCGTAAAATCGTTGACCGCACCTGATGTTGGGATGACCGAGCCGAGAAGCAAGTTGCCCGAACCGTCTGTGGTGGCCATTCGCACACCTTTGTTTGTGCCAATAAAAATGAACCCAAGATACGAGTCGATGCTAGAAACAATTTCGCCGTAAGGTAGTTGTCCGGCAACGGAACAGTCGCCCAAACCGGAAGCATCGGCGGTCAAAGTTGTTTTATATATGAGGCTTACATCGCCAGCGAAACCTGCAACATAAATAAACCCGTTGCCACCCGCAGAACCCACGAAACTTGTGGCAGGGTTGCGGTTTGTGTGGAACGCCGTACCGACACCAGCGATGCTTACGTCCATTACAACGTTTGCTTGTGTACCGATAATGCGTCCGTTAGCGTAATTTAAAGAGGTAAACGTAAGCAAAGCGGTAGCGCCCGTGGTGTGGGGGGCAATAAGTGAGCCAGCACTATCATGTACGTGGACACCACCTGCGGCGTAACCAATAAAAACTCTTGTACCGTCAGAACATAATGACCCGATAGTCAAAGCTTGTGCGCCGGTAGTGATAGTTGTCCAGTTGCCAGACACCGTGGTGGTGCGTTTTAAAGATTGTCCGTCAGCAACATAAATGTATCCGCCAGCAACACACATCAACTGTCTAACGGCAGTAGTGGGCGCACCCGAACCGACGTTCAAGGCCGTATCGTTTAACAAAGACACTTGGCCTTTAACCCACGGGTTGATACCTTTAGACTTATAAAACTGATAGTCAACAGAACCGGCGGTGTCAGCGTATTGTTGTCCCGCACCGAAATGCCATGAATCTTGCCCGCGTCGCCACAACCCACCAGGGTTGATAGCTGCTTCACCAGGGGCGGTTGAAGTGTCTTGTGAGTCACGCACACGTTGCTCATACCCACGGGTAAACTTGCCTGATTTTTGGTCAACCATGTACGGTCTACCGTTGATAGCTACAGGGAACGTTGACGGTACGAGAGTTGTTGAACCTGTACCCGAAAAGTATGCGGGTGTGTTAACAAAAGGTATTGTTAAAAAGAGCGACGGGGCGGCCACAGTTTAGTTCCGTTGCAGAAACGTAGGGTACTGGCGAGTCAGCTTGGCTGCTTCGGCTATGATGCGGTCCCTTCGCATACGCAACAAGTTTGTAATACTGCCACCAACGGCTCCAGCACCAACTTCTTCGGAGCGGCGTGTGTCACCTTGCGATTCGGTAAAGTTGCGTTTCACTTCACGTGGGGCGACAAGCCTAATTTCTGCACCGAGAACAAGAATGTCCTCAGCCGAAATGGGGTAACCCGAAATGGTTTGCAGGTCATCCGTCTCGGAGGTGACACGGGTGAAAGGTGCTTTATATGAGATACGGATTTCTGATGCAGGGATACCAGCATCGATTTGGAGTGCCATACCGGAACCAAAATCTTTGGTTGGCATATCCCGCAACAGTTTCACACCGTTCACCGTCTTGTAGTCGGAAGCGATATAACGGTAACGGACTTCCAGTAGGTCTATAACGTCGCTGATGGCAGGCAAGTTAACCTGGCGGTTGGCAGGGTTGTAGGTCATGTCCAAAACTTTGACACGGAACAGGCCGTTCATCGGCGATGACAGGTCGGACAGTTCGTCGTTGATGGCTTCAATAATGTTGTTACGAGGAAACCGTGGGTTCGCTGTAATAATACTGTTGACTGCTTGCGCCGATGCGGTAGTGCCGTTGAAGGCTCGTTCTACTGTCAAGGTTTTAGTGGATTCTACGGTTGCCCAAACATACATTTGTTCTGAACCAATCTCGATGACGGTTCCGGAACGTATCCCACCCAATTCGTAGGTCAACACGACGCTTGTAGACACAGCTGTTAAAGCCAAGGCTAGTTTGTTGCGTTCCTCTACTACCCCTGATAGGAGTTGGCGTTGGGTTCGGTTGATGATTTGGGCGACTGTAGACATTTATTTCTTTCGAGCGGCTCTCATGTTGTCTATGAGATTCGGGTATGGCCTGCCTGCTGCTTTAGCCATTGCTTTAGCAGAAGATTTGGCTTTGGGTGAAAGTTTTTTGGACACCTTTTTGGGGTTTGGTTTGTCCCAAACTTCTTTCTTTTTGGCGGCCATTACTTTTTCTTTGCACCCATTTTTTTGGCAGCCATCTTTTTGACAGTTTTCTTTGGCATAGCAGAGTTTGCCATCATTTTGCCGTTAGGCATTTTGTGCATCCCACCAGATTTTTTGCCGTAATCCATCATGTTGTTCTCCTTGTTAGGCGTGTCTGCATATTAGCACGGGAACATTATCTCAATATCTTCCAGGTGTTTAGCATAGATTTGGGGGACAAGTTCTTGTATCAAAGCGTTCTGTTGGCGTTGCGCGGTGTGCTGGCCGATGTGCTGTAGATATAGCAGCTTGTCGATGTGAACGCTTTTGGTCCATAAAGCTGACCGGACTATTAAGTCGTAGTCGTCAGCAACCCTGAGGGTAACATCATGCCCACCTAGTTTGCGGTACGTTTCTCTACGCCAGCATCGGACATGGTTAGGGACGGACACAATATGGCTAAGGGTGGTCCAGTTCAAAGGTGGGGCTATCATTTCCCACACGTTGTAATCGGTGTTCCAGCGTTCCGAGCCGTAGCCAAACGCCCAGCCTTCAGGGTATTTACCGCTAGTGCCGTCATCAAAAACTTCTGCACAGTTGGAGTACACGAACCCGACACCGTAGTCAATGAAAGCTACATCTATCTCTGCCAAAGCATCGGGGGTAAGTTCGTCGTCATGGTCTAACTCAACAAGTATCTCGCCTAAACCTAGGGAGAACGCCATGTGTTTTGCGTAGCCGATGTTCCCGCCTGATGGTACGTGTGGTCGGAACACCCGTATCTTGTACCGTTCGTCGGAACAGAAGCCGTATACCTGATTGTATGTGTCTAGGTTGGGGGAGTCGTCGTAGATGACCCATTCCCAATCTGTGCAGGTTTGTGCTTTGAGGGATGCCCATGTGCGGGCTAGAACTTCGGGTGGCGTGTTGTATGTGCAGGTGATGACACTAATCATGCAGGTTATGGAATCCCGACTACGGTTAATTTACGGTAATCATAAGAACCACTAGCAGACACGTTACACCTATAACGCATAGTGAAAGTGTTAGAACCCGAAGTTAAGCCAGTTAACATAAATGTTGTAGATGCACTATTTGCTGCGCTGATAGCACCAATGGTTGCAGAGTTTGCATCAGTAGCAGCCAATGTTGTTGCACCCGATACTGCGCAACCAACAAAATGGTAGTTTCCAGCAGAACTTATACGTGCAGAAATTGTTACAAGGGCTTTGGTTCCTGTTGACAATGTTACTGTCGGGTCTGTACCTGATGATGCAGCAAAAGCCGTACCTGATGGGTTATTAACCGAAGCATCTTGTGTAGATGATTGTGGTGTCAAACAAACAAACGCTGTGCCGTTGTAAACAAGTGACAAACCCGTGTCGGTTTCATAGATGAACTGTCCTGAATACGGGGCTGTGGGGCGTGTGCTAGAAGTGCAGACACCTGGTCGAAAACCTGTAGACAAAGAGTTAATAGCCATTACACGCCACCGACATCCATAATAGTTAATCTGTGATTGCTAAAAGAAACGCTCAGACTTGTCGCTTGTGCGTATGCCTGACCTTGCATTTTTACTGTTA